GAAGTATCCGGAAGATCTAGAGGCACAGTTTGCATGCCCTGCTAAAATGACTTTCAGCATTTATGAAGTAACCACATACACTCCTGTTCCTGAGAGTAAAGAAGAGATGATGACGATGAGTATGCTCATGAAAAGTGGTGCGAAAAAGATATCTGAAGGTATCGTCGATGAAGCAGTGAATACGGATGATGATAGAGAAAAAGGTGGTACTGCTAAAAACATTACATCCGCTGTTGGTAATGTCACAGACGGATATGGTAATATGAGTTTCGGTGAAGCGGGAAGAACAGATTTCGGTAAAATTGGACAATCGACAGATGAGAGTATTGCCAAAAAAGTTGAGGATGCTGATGCAGCGGCGATAAAAGATTTAACAGCAAATCAAAAAAGTGGAGATATACAACTCACGAAGGTTAAGGGTGCTCCGTCCATACAATTATATCTTCCTCCGGGATTACAATATAATGATGATGTAAACTATAACAATGTTGACTTGGGTCCAGGAGGAGTTGGTGCTATTGCTGCATTACAAAGTGGAAGATCGATGGCATCTGCTTTATCTGAAGGTTTATTGAATGGACTTAATAGTGTTTTTAATTTAGCGAGAGGAACTCTTAGTGCTGATATCGCTAACGTCGCATTAGCAAGAGCTGCTAATAACTTTCTGCCAGGAGCATCATTAAAAGCAGCGGCGACTCAAGCATTACAAGTAAATGTAAATCCTAGCACAAGGACTATGTTTGATAGACCGAATCTAAGGCAGTTTAGTTTTGCTTTTAAATTAATTGCTACTTCTGCATCTGAGGCACGTCAGATAGAAAAAATTATAAAAGCATTTAGAACATATATGTATCCTGAAGCAATAAAATTAGGAGCAGTTCCTATAGGATATAGATTTCCTCCTATGTTCAAAATTGATTTTGATTATGCAGGCAGTAAAACTACAATCCCTTCACTGTTAGAGTGTCACTTAAAATCTGTTCAAGCAGTGTATAATTCGACTTCCGGAACCTTTCACGAAGATGGGCAACCAACCGAAGTTGATTTAACATTAACGTTCTTAGAGTATAGAGCTCTAACACGTCAAGATATCGAAAGAGGATACTAATGTTTTATTTTAGAGATTTTCCGAGAGCGGCATATATCTTTGGAGATCAACTCGAGCAAGGTGGCACTACAGTCACTTCTGATATATTTCAGGATATAAGTTTGTACACCGAAGTCATAGATCAAGTGAAAGATAACGTATCGTTCTATTCAAAATATTATATCCAAGAAAATGACAGACCCGATCAAGTATCTTTTAAATTATATGGCACTACAATATATCACTGGACATTTTATTTTATGAACGATCACCTTCGTAAGCAGGGTTGGCCATTGACATTACAGCAACTTGAGAGACAGGTTAAGAGAGATTTCCCACATAAAGGTTTTATTTCAAGAGCAGATTTGACCGATCACTTCCTTCCGGGACAAGTTGTGAGAGGATTGAGGAGTGGAGCAACAGGTGAAGTTCTTCGAAGATATCTAGACATAGGAGTCATCATAGGTGATTTCACTAAAAACTTCGAAGTGGGTGAAACTGTAGCGAGCGTTGCTAGTGGTGATAGAACATTGAGTTCAAACGTTCGATCAGCATTCCCTGAACACCTCGCCCCTCACCATTATGAAAACGCTGCTGGGGAGGTTGTAGATATTGATCCTTTCCTAGGTCCAGGAGCTCAGTTAACAGAGGTGACAAACTATGATAGATATGCTAAACATAACGATGCTCTCAAAGAAATCATAGTAATTAAACCAGACTTAATACAAGAAGTTGTTGCTGCATTCAGACAAGCAATCAAGAGTTAATATTTTATGGCATTCCAAGAAACGAACTCAAAAGGATATATCCTAGAAAGTGTCCTGTTAAATTCTAACAGGTTCATCAAGCCTGTACAACTTGTAGAAGCAACAACAGATATAGAAATATTTGAACACCTCGATAAACCATGGATTACAGCGCAAATTATGTTTGTCGATTCTATGAGATTATTTGATAGGTTAGATATTAGTGGACATGAGACGCTCACTATCACAGTTAGAAACAGTAGTGAAGATGATCCTGTAGAAAAAGAATTTATTGTAAATAAAATTATTAGAAGCATAAAAGGTAATGAGCAAAATGAAGTCACTGCTTTTCATCTTGTCGAAAAACACGCATACAAATCAAATCTTATAAATGTAAATAGAGCATATTCTGGATATCCGGATCGTATGATTGGCGCCATCTTGAGCAATTATATAAGCAAAAAATTAACCAACAGATGCTCGAGTATACAACAATCTAAAATAAAAATGATCATCCCTAATAAAACTCCACTCGATGCAGCAATTATGATAAAAAACAGGACTACCACTAACGAAGGGTTGCCTGTTTATATGTTCAGTACATTTAATGATGATGATATTAAATTGATAGACTTGGGGACAATCATCGAACAAGTTCCCATAAATGCAGAATCTCCTTACTTTTTTGGAGTAACTGACAATCACACAGAGGTCACAGGTTATAGGCACATTAAAATATATGATTACAAAATTGCAAATACAGATGAACTTTCTTCACTAATTGGAAAGGGACTAGTCGGAGCAAAATATTCATTCTATGATAGTTTGTCTGGAGATTTTTCAAATTACAATTATGATATCGCGAAGGATGCAGTGCCGAATATTCCAAATCTACCAAACCAAGAAAAAAACTTTTCATCAGACCTAGAATGCGATGAAAGCAAAATTCAAGAATATAAATCTAGGCAAATGTCTGCGATACATTCCTCTGGAGCATACGATGATGCGACTGGTAGGTTTAAATCTTTTCAAGAAGAATTTGATCAAATCGCACATGAGAAGAAAATTACTTCTAGAAGTTTAAAACATTTGTTGATGCAAAGACCTTTAGATATTAGGGTGCCAGGATCTGGATATTTACACAATGGAGTGAACATGACTGTTGGTAATAAAATTCGCGCATTATTTTTAGGGAATGCTGAGGTTACTAATAACTTCACTCCACTTGACTTGAAAAAATCTGGTGATTATATAATCTATGCCGCAAAGCATACTATGTCTACAACAAGGTATGACATGACATTGAGTTGCGTAAAATTAAATAACTACAGTGACGACACATCATTTAAGAGTTTTGGACTATGATAGAAAAACAGTTCTATGGTGACGAGACTAGGTGGTTCGTTGGTACGATTGTGAGTATCAGTGATCCTCTTCAGTTGGGCAGGGTAAGAGTTAGAATATTTGGTGTACACTCAGATAGAACAGCAGATATTGAAGAAGCGGATCTTCCTTGGGCTCAGACAGTTTCACCAATCACAGAGGGTGGTAGTTCAGGTATCGGTACGAACTTGGGTATCAAAGTTCAAGCACAAGTGTATGGAATATTTTTAGACGGGAAAGAATCTCAACTCCCTCTGGTTTTAGGATCTATACCAAAATATGAAAAAGGATTATCTAATGTCCTCATCTCACTTGATCCTAATATCCCGAGAGGAAGTCAACACCCAAATTTAGTAGATGCTAAGACTAATTTCAAAAATAGAGAAACGGTATCTCAGGTCGATACTAAGTATTTGGTGGGGACTGATAACGTTGAGCGTGCTTTTAATTTTTTTGTGACTGACGAAGGTGGTGGATTTACAGCAGAACAAGCATCAGGGATCATAGGAAACTTTTGGGTGGAATCTGGAGCAGCAAGTGCGGGAGATTTAAATCCTAATGCTCAATCCGCTGGATCAGAAAGGTCATTCGGTTTGGCGCAGTGGAACTCTGCCCAATCAGCAGGTAACAGATATGGTAAACTTTTACAGTTTGCTGCTAGAAAAAATTTACCTTGGCAGAGTGTATATTGCCAACTTCTTTTTACTAAAAAGGAATTAAATGATAAATCATACTTTGGTCTGAATAAACTTAAAAGAACGAGGTCGGTAAAAGACGCCACTCGAGTTTTCTGTGATAAATTTGAGAACCCTGCTTTTGATGCTATTCGTGATCGTGAGGGTAAAATATTAGAGTTCAAGTACGATGAAACTGGTAAAAGAAAATTAAGATCGCATGAAAGTGCTAGGATCGCAGCTGCTGAAGAAACTTTTAGAAGGTTCAAATAATGCCATATTATATAGACAACAATGGAAGAAAAGTAGATTTCAAACCATCTGTGAATGCTAAAAGAATACCTGATCCTGTGACTAGGAATGAACTAGAAAATAAAGCATCACAAGTTATACAAACTTCTGAAGCAGATAAAGTAGAAGCTCTCGCACAATTTCAACAGGTCACTAAGAATTTTTTTGAGTCGCCTCCTGGTTCTGAGGTGGCAGGTGCAATAGTGTCAGGATTTAAATCACTTGCCGAATCAGTAAAACCGAGAGGAAAAAAGAAAGATCCAACACCATCCAAAGTTACAAATGGTGTGCCTAATATAAACACAGAAGATGAACCTTCTTCATCTGATAAAACTGCGATTGATCAGTTAACTGGTAAAACTTCTAATTCAAAAACTGTAACCAAACACTTGATTGCTGATGGCAGTCCGAGAGGAATACAAACTGCTTTGAGAACTCATATTAGTAATAATGAAGAAGAGATAAGAGAGGCAGTTAAAAAAGCGAATGATGCATCAAATGATCCTTTAGTAAAAGAACAGATGAAGGAAATAGGTATACCAGAGCATTTAATTACTGGACTTGTTACAAAACTCAGCACGAATGTAAATAACTTATTAAAGCAAAATCAAAAAGAAACAGTTTTAAGTGACGTTAAAAAAGTTGCTGATAAACAAGCAATAGAACTCGGTAATCCTTTTGGTTCTCTAGATGTAAAAAGCGGAATCAAAAATCCTTTCGGTTCTATGGGCGAGGATTTTGGTAATATGTTAGCAAACGTGGCAGCGCAAGCAAAAGGCATTCCTGCGATGAAAGAGTTGGGGGTCAAAGTTCCTTCATCACTTGATGTCAGTTTTCCTGAGGCTGAAATACCTAATCTTATAGAACCAGATGGATCCACAGGATTGACGTCATCTATAGATCTTGGTGCGATTATGAACTCGGAACCAACCACACCTGTTTTAGATATTGGCGCACTGAATAATAAACCACCTACAGAATTTTTATTCACTGAAGTCAACAGCGCAAGAGAACTTGAAATAGATTTAAAATCTGTTAGAAGAAAAATATTTAATGTAAACATGACGTGGACAGGCACTGCAACAGACACTAGGATGAGTGGAAAATACTATAATGATTTAGTTGTAGCAGCGAAATCTTTGCAAAGTGCTGTCTTCGGAAGTTCTACTGCAGAAAAACTTGGTATGTGGGGGCATTACTATATCAACAAAAATGGTAAAGTTGAACGAGTTTTAAATCTAGAAACATTTGGATCATATAATCATATTGCTGATGCCGCTCTCAAAGATGAAGGTAATAAGATTCTGAGAGAGGGACTTTGTATTGTAGTAGATGCTGGTCACGAAGTTCCTGAGGGAGATAAAACAGACCAGACCTATGGGCCAAAATCAATTACTGAAGCACAATGGGAATCTATTGATATGGTTTTAAAAGTGATCGCTCGTTGCTTCCCTGGTATTGAGGGAATAAGTTGGGATGAAACGACAGGAAATATTGGTTTGGGTATAGGCATACCTGTTTCCACATTACTTATTAATGCTTCTCCTCCAAGAAGGACAAGACCAGATGATTCGTTACCAAACACTGATAACTACGCCAAGAAGGTAAAAGATTTGAGGCAAATATCGTATGATGCAAAGAGGGGTGAGTATCGCGCTCTCTCAGCAAGTTTCAGTAAAGTCAAATTTTTTGCTCTGAGTGATTTAGAAACTGCTGTAGATTTTTCATACACGTTTTATAGTAGAAAAGAGTTCACGGATAAATGGAAGATCGATGTCTTACTCGGAAACCAAGGTGATACTGTTGAACCTAAAATTAAATTCCGCAGTGATGATCCTAGGAGAACATAATGTCAGGTATTACAGATAAAGAACTCAGGCAGGCACTTGGCGCAAAAGCGCAAGGTGAGAGAACTGAAGACGGTTTCTTTGATCCATTTAAAACATATCCTCTTAGAGAATATACTGGCATTCAATCCACTAATCTTGAAGCGAGAGGTGTAGAGGAAAACGTTCTACTCATCGGTGGCGGCGATGTGGAATTAGATCTGGAACTGCTAGACCTCGAACCATCAGTATACACTTACAATCAAGTAAGAAAAAGTGTATCGGGTCACGTCACAGAGGTGGACGATACTCCTGGTCGACAAAGATTATTATTCAAGCATAGAACTGGAACAGGTATCGAAATGATGCCTGACGGAACTATTATAATCAATACAACAAAGAATATGATACGAGTTTCGGCAGGTGACGAAAAAGTTATTATTGAGGGTGACGGTGAAATAGTTTATCACGGAAACCTGAGCATGAAAGTCGATGGGAACTTCGATTTAGACGTGGGTGGAGATTATAACGTAACTGTCGGTGGAGATCACAGTGAAGATATTAAAGGTGGATATCGTCAAGACATCAACAAAAACTTCCAGTCTATAATCAACAGAAACGTAAATCAACAAATTACTGGTAATGAATATAGATTCGTACACGGAACACATGATACGAATATCAAAGGGAATACTTCTATTGCTGTTGCAAATGATGCTGAAATATTGACTCATGGTAAACTGAGACTCACTTCTCGTGAGGAAGGTATATTCACTTCGCCTTCTATCAATATCGGCGCATCAAACTTGTCTGTATTCGGCGACTCCGGAACTATTGGCGGTGAGAATATAATCATGTACAATTATAATATGTACACTGGGCATTCAATTGATGTTGGTGATACATTGACTGTACCACAAATATATTTTACTCGAGCAGACGGAACTACAGTTTATTCTCATTTTACTGGTGACTTGACTGGTAAAGCTGATGACGCAAACCAAGCGGATTTTGCATCAACTGCTGGGCAAGCACCATTAGGTATTGCAGGTTCGCCAGGAAGTAACGATGCTGATCCAGCACCTACACAAGTGGCAGTCGATCCTAAGAAAACTGTTGATAAACCAGGAGCGACGAATGCGCATATGCAAGCATACGTCAACACTTCTGAGTTTTCTGCTAGAAAAATATTATTAGATCCTGGCAATATACTTTATAATCAAATTAATCGTATTGCTGATTATGGTGGTTTGTCGGAGCGGACACTCAACACACTAGAAATTAGATCTAAACTGAGAGATCCTGCAAACCAAAAGAATGAAGCATTTATCGCTTCAGTTATTTCTGAAGGTAGTTTATCAGCATCTTATTCTAATGCCATACCTAATAAAATTGGTAGAACTTCAACTAACCAACCGAGCATTCGCCGTACATTAAGAAAAGCAGTTATCGGTAAAACAATCGGTGCAGAAATAAAAAGATTCCTTGGTCAAACTCCAAATATTACAGAAGAAGTTAATATCGCTCCGGAGTTTAATCCTGCCAAACAGGGTATCATAACTTCGAAAACTGAACTTGAGAATGGTGTTTCTATGGCGAAGTTTTTGGGTGGTTTCGGTAATCCGATAAACTTTGATCATGTTACTACGAATGCGCAAAGATTAGCAATAGCAACAAATCTTACTTTACATGCTAACTTGCTAAGGTCGTTAGCAGTAAATGAAGATGACTTTGATGATTATAGACTTATAGTTTCTGAAGGTGTGTATAAAGCAACTGCAAATGAAGTAATTACTCCCGGAAGTATAAACGATCTGAAGAGTAAAGGGCAAGCAATAGTTTATGAGTTAAGAAATCGTGAGGGAACCATCGCATATGAAAAGACTTGGGAACTTGCTGATTGGTGGAAAGATTCGGTCAAGTTCGAAAAACTAATATTAGATTATGATACATATGATCCTCAAGGAGTTTTAAACGTACAGATAATAGTTGTCATGCCAGAGGTTGTTTCCGGAGGTATCGGTACGTTTAGCAACACTGTAGAAACTCGATTCAATAACTTCGTACAAAGTACAAATGAGTTGATAGAATGCTTATAAATAGTGAAACGAGGTAATAAATGGCTAAAGCATTCTCAATAGAAGATGGAAATCTTAATGTAAAAACTATTAGATCATCTAGATCTGTAGATTTTTTGGATTTAGATTTATCGTTTAGTGCGAGACCATCTGGTGACATTTTTAAGAAAAGTGATGCTGCAGCAGTAAAACAGGCAGTGAAAAATTTACTGTTAACTAATATAACAGAAAAACCTTTTAATTCACAGTTCGGTGGAAATTTAAATGATTTCTTATTTGAATTAGATACAAGTACAGATGCTAATTTATTAGCGACTAGGATTGTAGAGTGTATACAACTATATGAACCAAGAGCAAGAGTTATAGACATTGATATAAATTTGTTTCCAAATAAAAATGAAGTAAAGGTTACTGTTCAATTTCAAGTCGTAAGCACATCAGAGTTGGTCACTCTAGACTTATCACTAACAAGGTTGAGATAAATGGCAAAAAGTACAGTTAAATCGTCGGATCTAGATTTTAATAATATTAAAGGCAGGCTGAAAACGTTTTTTCAATCTAAGACTGAATTTAATGATTACGACTTCGAGGCATCTGGTCTCTCTAATGTTTTAGACGTGTTAGCATATAACACGCATATAAACGCTCTGACAGCAAACTTTTCGCTGAACGAATCATTTTTGAGTACAGCACAACTCCGAAGTTCAGTTGTATCTCACGCTCAAACTCTAGGATATCAAATCAGGTCTAGGACTGCATCTCGGGCGATAGTAAACCTTTCAGTGAATATGTCTGGTGTTGTTGGACGACCACTGCAACTTGCTTTGGTATCCGGAACAACTTTCACATCATCCATTGATGGAACGACTTACACTTTCAGGACGAGAGATACTTACTACGCGAGAGATAATGGAACAGGATTATATAATTTCTTAACTACAGAAGGATCAAATGAGATACCTATTTTCGAGGGTATAGAAAAAACTAAAACATTTTTCGTAGGAGAAAAAGATGAAAGACAAATTTATATCATCCCTGACGAAACGATTGATACCTCTACTTCTATTGTTCGAGTATACGAAACAGCGAGTTCTACAGATTTTATCACATATACACCCCTCTCGCTTGCTATCGACGTTAATCAAAATTCTACGCATTTCCAAGTCGTAGAATCACCGAATGGAACTTATGAATTAAATTTTGGTGATGGAACTTCGTTCGGTAAATCACCAGAGCCTGGTGAAAAGGTTGTGGTCACATACTTATCTTGCGTCGGTTCTCCAGCAAATAATGGAACAGTATTTTCACCAACAGCAGACGTGAACGTTAATGGTGTAGATTATACATTACTATGTACTACAGTTACAGAATCTTCTGGCGGTGCTGCAAAGCAATCGATAGAATCAATTCGTCAACTTGCTCCAATCGCGTATGCCTCTCAAAAGAGACTAGTCACTGCTCTTGACTACAAAGGAATGATAGAATCTAACTTCCCTCAAGTTAGAGATGCAGCAGTATGGAGTGGCGATCAAAATATTCCGAAAGATTATGGTGCAGTTTACATAGCTCTTAATTTCAAAGCAGGAACGTCTACATCTGTACAAGCATCCGTGAAAAATGCTATCGTAAATAATTACACAGACAACCTTTCTGTTATGTCTATGACAACTAAATTTATAGATCCGAAGGATGTATTCTTAGAACTTGATACTCAATTTAACTTTGATCCGGCACTTACAGGTTTCACAATCGGAGCGATTGAGGAGCAAGTATTTAAGTTCATGGCGACTTTCTTCCAGTCAAACTTGAACACATTTAATACACCGTTCAGAAGGTCTAACCTCACTACAGAGATTGATGCTCTTGATAAGTCTATACTCTCAACTCGTATTCAAGTTCGTGTGCAGATGATATTGAATGTTGTTGCTAACGAAACTGTGACAGAGACTATATTCTTCCCAATGAAAATCGCATCTCCTGATGATATTTTCCACAGAGTAGAATCTCAGACCTTTGAATTTAATGGTATCATTGGATTAATAAAGAATAAACTTTCCTCTACGACTCTACAAATATTTGACTTGGATGGAAACGTTCTGCTCGATAACGTTGGGCAGTATAATCCACAAACTGGCGCAGTTGAGATTGTAGGATTTAATCCATCTGCAATTACTGGTGGAGGAAACTTTGTTAAGATAAGAGTCGTTCCTGAGAATGAAAGTTTCATTTCACCTCTAAGGAATTATATAATTAAACTTGATACGACTAAATCATCAGCGACTGCAATTATTGACAGACAAACACCATCACTAGAAGTTAATATCTAATGGCATTTAGAAATTTTGAAACGTTAAAAGATTACAACAGGATTGAACCTAACTTCCGACGGAGTTTGGTAAAAGAAGTTCTTCCAGAATATTTTTCTACGACTTATCCTAACCTCGTAGCATTCTTGGAAGGATATTATGAATACTTAGATTCTGACGGTAATTTTGGCGGAGCGATTCAAGAACTTCTAACGATTCGTGATATTCAAGACACTAATTTACAAAGACTTGATTTTATATTTGATGAGATTGGTTTGGGTATCGCTGGTGGGCAGTTTATATTCCCGAGAGAAGTCATTCGTAACTTCGGTGAGTTTTTCAGAGTCAAAGGTTCATTATTCTCAGCTGAAGGATTCTTCCGCGCATTTTTTAATGAGCAGGTTGAAATACTATATCCAAAAGATAGATTGCTGATTATTGGTGAGAGACCTATTGGGCCAGATGATGATTATCTCATACAAGATGGAGCAATTTATCAAATATTCTCTGTTCTAATCCGATCTCCCATATCCTTTAATCAGTGGGGGGATTTATATAGAAGGTTCGTACACCCTGCAGGATTTCACCTTGCAGCAGAAGTTGAAGTTGTTGGAAGAGTTGTATTACCTATCACAACGACTCAATCGATAACTGATCCAGAACCGAATGAATTAAATATTCAAACAACTGTACAGGCGAATCTTGGACTTGCTGCTGAGGGAGAAGCGACATTGCTTATCGATCAGGATTCTACGCATATTCCGAACCTGTATAAGTTCTTGGCAAGAATGAATCCATACGATACGTTGTCAAGTTTGGATTCGGATCTTGGTCCAGGAGCAACTCTCACGGATCTACAGAGGTTCGCGAGTGACCTTCAGGAACTTGGTGGATATCGTCAAACAATGGACGATTCAAGTAATTCACTTCATTCTGCACTTCGTTACAGCAATACAAATGCAACCTTTGACCAGAGAGTTTACATTTACTATAACGAAGGATATATCGCGAGAGGGTATGTGCAGACAGGTTATGTAGGAATAGGTGTTCCAAAATAATTGTAAGCATTGTTGAAAAAATGGTATAAATAATGGTATTAAATTCAGGTAGGAAATAATGGCAAGAAAAATTATCAGCGTTGGTACTGCAGGGAACGACGGAACAGGTGATGATCTCCGCACTGGTGGGCAGAAGATCAACGATAACTTTCAAGAATTATATTCAATCGTAACTGGTTTGCAGATAGGAACTGGTGGCGCGAACACTATCGCTGGAGTTGGTTTCTCTAACGGTGGTCTCATGATGGATGGTGCTACTCGAGATTCTTTCCAGACGAATACAATCATTAATGCTATTGATCCTACTGGCACTAATATAATTTCCGCACCAGACTCATCTGGTATTATGGCATTGATGAGCGATGTGAGAATAGCAAGAGATAGTGCTATTGCCTCTGTACTTGCCACAGTGGATTCTGATTATGTTGCTGCTAGACAACAGGTTTTCCTCGATTCAGCACTTGCCGCTCTGGAATTTTTAGATTCTTCAGAAGCGCAAGGCATTATCGATTCTAACTTCTTAAACGTTTCCTCTAATATCATTGCTACAGATAGCTCTTTCGAATTGGGTAGTTCCTCAATTCGTTGGGGCAGAGCATACATCGGCGAAGGTGGTATAAATCTGACAGGTGATATTAATACTGATAGTGGTAGAATCTTTGGAC